AAAAAAGTAGTATCTTCGCATGTGTTAATAATCAGTAGATTAAATTATTTGTAGAGTATTTCTTCGTTATGAAGTTGAATAATAATGATGATTCGCATAACAGTGGATTAAACTTGCTGATTTATAATATGTTATTAGATATAGAGTCACACCCTACGTGGGTGTGTGGATTGAAACAAGTGATCAGTAGTACGGTGACGTCTGATTTCGGATGTCACACCCTACGTGGGTGTGTGGATTGAAACTGCCTGTAACATGATACGGAAGACACGCTGTAGTTCCCATTCTTGTCCTTGCTTACAGAAGTGGCAGAAACGATTATACTGTATAGCACGGCATCTGAACCGTCCGCACCTCCACGGACCCCGGCTACAGTGAATGACAGATCACGGGAATACTGCTGCCCGTTCTTTGTAGCCCTGATTGTGATCTTCACCGTGTTTGTCGCAGCAAGAGTAGCTCCGGCAGATACCGATATTGTCACCACTCCCGTATTCTTGTCTGTCGCACACAGAAGATTTGTGTCAGGTGTACAGGTGATGCTGTCAAGCGTGAGCTTTTCCGTTCCATACCACATACTGACAGTTGTATTCCAAGTCTGTGAGGATACGACCTTTCCATCTGAAGTAAGGGCTGCATTGACCATCTCGTTATCGAAGTCCGCCATGATGGCATTCTCCCCGTCCTTACTCCAGCGATGCACCACAGCCGGATCACTGAACTCAGACCATACGCCATTTTCCTTAAAACGTGTACAACCCCATTCAACCTGATGGTCTGCGTCCGTACCAAGATAATTATCCGTCCAGCCTTCCGGAATATAACCATCTTTCTGCTGACTGTCCGGCTTTTCAGGGGTGTTATCTATGATATTGCCTCTTGTATATATATACTCATAGCCCTTACCGTCTTTTCCGTCCGATATCATAAGCTGCCATCTTCCGTCCTGATAGATGTAGGTAGCACGATCAGTCGTGTTACGGTATGAATCACCATTTTTCGGATTGGCAGGAGCCGTGGCAAATTCACCCAGGAAGGTGATGCTCTCGCCTTTTAGCTCACGCCCGTCAAGCAACATATCCCAATCCTCGTTAACCTCCCAGTCGGCAGGTTTCCCGGCAAGATAGTAACCACCGTCCTTCTTCCTTAAGAAATTGCCACCTTTGACACGCAATATTCTGATGGGAGGATTGGAGGTTTCCACCTTGGATAAAAAGACACAGTTGGCAAGAGTGACCATTGTATTGGCTTTGTACGGGACCTTGGACGATTCCCAATGACCACCGCCGACTACGGACAAACCGTCAGCACCGTCCTTACCTTTGAACAGCGACCATGTGTAGTCGGAAGGGTTGCTGCTCTCCGTGACGGTCTCCTTATTGACTGCTATGCCTATATACTTGGTGTTGTCGTTCGGCTGCTGGTACATACCCGTACCGTCCGCGTTATCCGAATAAGCTATCCATGTGTAATAAGTTTTTCCGTCAGCTCCAGCGACACCGGGAACGCCCTGTTCTCCCTTTATTTCACTCCATGTATAATCGGAAGGATTGTTGCTCTCCACAGCGGTTGTCTTGTTGTAGGCGAATCCGATATACGTCTTCCCCGTAGGATTGTTGCTGATCCCTCCGCCCTGTGCGTTGTCGGCATACCTGATCCATGTATAGTAGGTGATGCCGTCCTTCCCCGGTGTTCCCGGAACACCTTGCGGGCCTGTGGCACCGGCTGTTCCTTCCGCCACCTGTTTCAGCCATGCCGGATTATCATCTGACGGTTCTGTTGTCGTTCCGTTATCATCAACACACAACCACAAAGCCCCGTTATGTGACACCCGGTCATAGTAGGCGTACTTACCTGAAACCCATTCACCTTTGTCCAAAGGTACACGAACTGTCTGTCCGGTGATCTCGTCAACTTGAAAGATAAGCCCGGTCATGATGATGTCCTGAAGAACGGCTGAGTAATTGTCCGCATTAATACCGGCTACAGTCATGCCCTTCTTCTTGCCGAACCAGCTCTTCATCTGTGCCGGCTCCGGGTCCCAAGTGTTGGCATTGTCAAAAAATGTAATACAGTTGTTCCCGTTAACTGAATCAATAAGTATATAAGTCTGACGTTCCGGGTCCGTAAAGTTACCTGTTTGTGCCAATACCATCTGCTCGGCAGGTTTCCAGTCAGAATGCCCCGGACGGGGAATGACAGTAAACTTCTTGGCTGTATAATCTGCGGCAGTCACCCGGAATTTCATTTCTTCAAAGCCGTTCAGCTTGCCTTCGCTATTCTTAGTCACAAAATAGGTGGTAAGGATATCATCAACAAACTGGCTCAATCCGTCCGCGTCCGTCAGATCGGGAGTGATGGTGTAGGTTCCATCGCCGTTATCCACGTATGACAATACGGTACAACCACCACCGGGGGAGTTTACCATACGTCCTTTGAAATAGGTTGTACGGTTATAAGCTATTTCAGGAACAAACAAACGCTTACGAAATACACCGCTTTCCATTTCAAGATTGCCCTTTTCGTCTATGTATCCACCTGAAACGCCGGTTATGAACTCACCTATCTTAAGATACGACTTGACAATGATACCTTTCAAGAAAGTGATCAGACCGTTGGCGGTGTCTGAAATATCTTTACTAAGAAAGAAGCTGCTCCCAAAAGACTTTATCAAACTCTTTATCTGATTTGAGTTGTATCCTCCACTTCCTTGACCGCCACTTACTATCGAATCAATCTGATTCTGAATTTTCTCCAATGTGCCTACCGTCTTTTCATCTTTAAGGGTGATGGTATATTGGGGAATTATCCCCTCTCCTTCCTTTATTATAAGGGTATCAATAATAATACTTCCATCAATACCAAGATCAGTATCCGTAAACAACATCAAATCACCTTCTTTTAATGTATCATGGATACTCACCTCTCCCCTTGCGATAGCCTCATCATGTTGGCGTGCCATGAAAATATCATCCACCTTCGGTTCATACGAATAGTGCACATAATCATTCTTTGCAAGATATTTTTTCGCGGCAGCAAGCAACCGTTGTGAAGCGGCCTGAATATAAACGTCCGGCATATCAATATAAAGTAGGACAAACTTGTCACCACCCCTTATATTATAATCTTTATACGGGAAATACAATTTTAAACCTTCATCATAAATACGATTACAGGTCAATATATATTTATTGCCTTTCTTCTCACATTTTGTTATTTCAAAATCCCGTCCACCACACATGCCGTTTTTCATACTGATGGTGGCTGTTTCAGAGGTCAGATAATCATTTATATCAAAGCCAATGTCTTTTAATGTAATTGTAAAGGGGGGGATATCCTCACCGTCTTTTAGGTTATCCATTGTACCATCATCGGTCAGCTGTTCAGCATCAGACACTTCATCAAGATTGCCATTATCCCCGGCATCCAACGAAACATGAATACCTGCATCTTCCAACTGCTTAGCTGTCATACCTTCCATTGAAGGACATATCTCTTCCAAATCGCCAGTACCATCAAAATAAACACTTCCTTCCCGGACACCAAGAACAGCAATATTTTTGCTGTCAATATATGGATCAAGCGTTGTCTTAGGAAAATCAGGTAACATCAAATTTTCCACGGCCATATTATTCGGCAAATAATTGGCAAGGGAACTATTTGAGATCTTATTATAATACCGATTAGGCATATTTCTTGTACTGCCGTATGCACGTAACCGAGTGATAATCTGCTGATCCGCATCAGCTGTACGCTGAATTTCGTACAGACCGTTTCCACGCCCGTATCTGAAAATATTATCTGCGGCAATGCCGGCAGTACCGATTGTTATTGTCCGTCCACGAATTATAAAGTTCGCACCAAATTTTGAATTGAACAACTCCAATGCACCCCATACCTTTATATTATTCACATCAATGTTTACATTGGTAGTGCTCACATATTCAGGGTGTACAACAACCGTCCATTTTTGTACTCCAGTATATATACGGTCAAGATTTACTTGAACACGATCTGCCAAATCTTGTATAGACGAAGCGAAAAAACTGAACTTAGGTAAAGAAGTAAAGTGTATCTGATTATCACTTTTCACATAATCAAGAAAATCACATCGTGTCAATTCATCTCCCGCCCCGTTGAACTTTACGTTATCATAGACAAAAGCTTCTCCCGAAGTTTTTCTTGCCGCCTTTTTTAATGCCGTAGGATCGTAGTTTATCTCAAATTTTTCACCACGGTACATAACATAGTCACCTATCTCAAAAAGAATGGGTACGGCACTTTTCAGAGTGCTTGTTACAAAACACGCACCCATCCATGTACCATTATACTCCAAACTTTTCAAGGTACAACGTACCGTATTGCCTGTTTTATCATAAACTTTCCATGACATACAGCTATACTTTTTCAACCAATGCAACTATTTTTGTCGGCTCCATAACACTATACGATGGGATTAATTGAGTTCGAGGATCAGTCACTCTGAATTTTACCGGAAAGATCAAGACTTCATCCACATTGGACTTGTTAAATTCAAAATCTCCAACCTCCAGTAAGTAAAGTCCTTGCCGCCCAATACCCGTATGCAAGTTATATATTTTCAAAGTGGCACCGTCACCATTCTCTCCCGTGAGATAGTTTTGAAAAGCCATAATTTTATCATATGCAGTACCCAAATCCCCCTTATAGCACATCTCGGCCTCCAAGTCATATGCCTTTAATGGTAGCTTATCGGGTATGTAAGTATCTTCACCATCTTCATCCGGCCAATCCCGTTTGGGTAAATCTTTCGTTTCCCCACTCGGCTTGAACGGAAATTCAGTGCACACAATTCCAAAATGCGCCAAACTGTCTTTGACTGGAGCATTCTCGGTAGTTTTCTGCATCAAAATAGAATACGGTTCGTTCATATACACATATTAAAAAAGAACTTGTCGCAGAGATATTTAATCTCCACAACAAGCTCTATGGCTTTTATTACAAGAATAATGGAAAATACTTCAATGCAAATATAGTTGTATTTTCTATATTATCATAGAAAATAATATCATAAAAACATTTTTAAGTAGATTATCATACTCATAATAGTATTAGTCTGCAATATATATGTTGAAAAACATGAGAAGAACTGATTTATAGCATATTAATTATTAATACTTTTGCATAAAATTATAAAAGAGATTGTTATGTGTTAGGAGTTTTAGTTTGGATAGTAGTGATTCTACTGATTTGCTTTAGTGTTTTCGGAGGACCATGGCTATTACCACTATACGTACTTTTTGTAGTGGTGTTAGGTTCTTACTTTGGCATTAAATATTTAGATATATAGGTTATGTGGAAATGTGAATCATGTGGATGTGCAAATGATGACAGTTTTACCATTTGCAAGTATTGTGGGTATAACCCAATGAAGAAAAAAGATAGTTCAATAGTTGAATCTAATAATGAAAACCAACTTGAATTTTCAGGAAGTGGTGTCATAGGATTAAGGAGATTATATGACTTATCAGTGATAATGCTTATCATATCAGCTTTAATCTTTGTTGTTACGCTATTTGCATGTGAATTTGAAGCCTATAAAATAGAACGTCATTTGGGGTGGTTCATAATAGGACTGGCTGGAATAATATCCAACATAATAGCGATGCCAATACTGAAAGCATTAGCAACAATCACAGAAGCTGCATTTATTTACAAATCAAAACATAAACAGAATTAAAATGAAAAATATAATACTTATTTTTAGCATATTATCTATGCTTTTTACATCGTGTTCATCTGATAATGAGAAAGAAAATATCTATATTGATAAAAATAAAGAGTGGCTTGATGAAAATATTATTGGAGTATGGAAAGTTACGCATTTGTGGAATAGTATAAGTGATATATGGGTAGATGCAAATTGGGGATATTCTGATGCTAAATTTACATTCAATCCCGATAAAACTGTCAAAATAGAAAACTTTGACATTGATAATGGGACTTGGAACTATAATATTGCATCAGAAGATTACACCACTTTTATTATAATAAATGATGTAAAAAGAATGGTTTTTAGTTTAAATATGAATGATAAAACACTTACATTATATAACTATGCTAAATTGAAAAAGAAATAGTAATAGACACATGGAATGTTTTATTCTATTTTGACAAGATTAGGGCTGGCTCCAAAGTCAGCCCAATTTATTTGTTATGTATTGAAAAGAACCGCAAGTTTGCTTTCGTCCTTTATTCTGTTAAAAAAATCGTATCGTATTACCATAATATTGATAATTTTAGTATATGAGTGAAACGGATTGTCAAATGATCGCTTAATAATGAACGTTATGCTGCTGGTATTGATTCACCCCCTAATCTGCTTTATGGCTTTCTTTACGTCCCAACCGCTTTCGCATAATGCGATGATAAAACGTACACCTTTCGTAGTCCATACAGTATAAACATTCGTTCCTATCGAGCCATCCGAACGTGTGTACGTCTGTGTACGTGTAGAGTGTAGTCCCCAAGTAGAATAGGGAGTATGCAATAACCATTGTCCGCTTTGTCGATAGATGAATCCGATTTCTTTCAGCTTCTTGTGCAGCTTTTCGGCATCCATTCCTATCTGCTTGGCGACTTGTGTGCTCGTCTGTGTGTTCACACTCTGCAAATGGTTGTCGTAGTAGCTGACTTTCGGAGCGGATTTTTGCAATTCTTTTGTTTGTAGATCAACCGTTTCGGAAAGATGATTGTTTTCTAATAAAAGTCTCTCTTTCTCCTCTTCGGCTTGAAGAACCATCAAAGCAAGATCTTTACGGGAAAGCTCACGCTTGTTTTCTTCAAGTTCTTCCCAACGATTAATAATTTTGGCTCGTAAGTTTGCATCATAACCACTTGCAAGAAGCAAGCAGTCTTTTTTAGTGAGAAGATAATAAGGGTCTTTTCTTTCTGCGTTATTCCCTAACTTTGTGATTTTGAACATCAATTCAAAATTGAATTTATGTTTTTCTTCCAGTTGTTCAAGGATATTGCGAATATCTCGCATTACATTTGAATGAGTTTTGCCCGTAATTTCTGCAATCTGCAAGGAGGTCATTATTCTTTTTTTACCTTTTCCCTCATCAATAGGTATTAACTGATTAAAATTTTCCATATCTTTGCTCTTAAAGTTAATGTTTTCCCCATCAGCGGCTCGGACATTTCCGCTTTTGGGGAATTATTCTGTCCGATCTTGTAGTAAGCAGGGAATCGAACCCCAATACGCCATTACTCGTACCTACTGAACCCTCCTTAATATAATAGTCACGCTTGACATAATAATAAAGAGAAAGGGCAAATCCCGATGAAGCCTAATGTGGTTGCCTGCCTCAAAGAGAATGCCCTATAATATTTTACTCCAGTTCATGACAACCACGAAATGAACCTAATAGCATTGTTTCCGGCACAAATATAAAAACGATATTTTCACCATACAACAACCTAAAAATCAATAAAATAAATTCGGTAAACATCAGTAACAAACGGTAAGAATCGGCAAATAAAAACAGTTATATTTACTCTAAAATTTAGACATAATATAAATAATGCACGTATCTACCGTATTGTGACGAGATGTTGGTTGCGATTTATGATACCGTTCAAATAATTTAGGAATATAAAATACTGTAAATAAATATATTGCAGAAAACGTGTTAGTCCCCATTCTTTTTATATCTTACCATAACATTGCCTTCGGATTCTATTTTACAGTTTCCACTATGAACATATACATAAACTTTAGCCACATCGCTTTGCCTTACATGTAGTTTAGCCCGATCATATACACTCACAAAAATTTTGGCACAACCCTCCACTTCAAGAGTCAATTCACTATCATGCCGCAAATGGAGAGTAACAACTGTAAATTTTCCGAAAGAAAGTTTGCCTGAACATTTACCGTTCAACACATATACACCATTGTCGCCTCCGGTCACTGGTTCATCAACAAAAATATGGTTTTGATGAAGCAGACTTCGGTCAAAATTGCCTTTTATATATTCCACCGTCGGATAATTGTGTTCAATACAAAAATCAATGCCCCGTATATACATTCCGATCAATTCTTGCTGGCTTTTATTGTTGTGCCAGTCACCTTGCCATTGTGTGCAGAGGCCATACGATACGGCATAGCCTCTCAATTCACTATTCAATCTGTTCATAATCATACATTAAATTTGTTTACACCGTTTATATTCCTATGCAGTATATTTCTGATCTCTTCCACAAATTCCATATTCTTTGCTGTATTTATCTGTATCATTGTCAGTTGTTTCAATTGCGCTTGTGCTATTACATTATATGCCGGGAACAATTCTTCAACCAATCTGCGCACATACTCCCGTTTGATACTTACATCAGCTCGGATTGCATTTATATAAGAGGCCAAAAGATTAGCTGTATTTTCAGTAACATTCTGTATGCCTTTAGATAAGCCACTACCACTTTCCTCTTCCTTCATGCTGATTCCATATTTCTTTTCCATATAGTTATTCAGCTTGTCAAGCATGGAATAGTAATCATCGGTTTTCTCACTGACACCCATTAGATAGTCCGCAATACTTTCCAACTCCCTTTCATCAAGAGAGAAATCCTTGCCGAAATAACCACTCATTCCGTCCTCACCGAAAAGCATCTTTTGAAGCTGTTGCATGGCCGGTTCCAAAATACTTATTTTGAGAATGGAGTTCATGACATCACCCATAATGTCGGCAACCTTATTTTTAAAAGCTTCGGCACCATCCTCACCTTTCTGCCATGCCTCATATAAGGCATCCCCCAACTGCGAAGCCCAATCTTTCAAATTAATACCATAAAGTGACTCGGCTGTTTCCTCTGCAAAAGCGATTATCTGCTGCTTCATTTCCGCAATCTGATTCTCATAGTCAGCCACCTTGCTATCATCCGTCTTCTTCTTGTCAATTTCAGCTTGCCGTTGTTTTTCCAACTCTGAAAGTTGTTCTTGCATTAAGACCCGTTGATACCCGTATGCACCACCTTCATCGTATGCTGAAACACGTTTTTGAAGTTTTTCCACTTCCTGCTTATATTCCTGCAAGGACTTCAAATCAAAGATGTTAATCTTTCTCTTATTGCGTATTTCCTCAATCTGATTATTTAACTGATTCAATCGGATACGGTCATTTTCCGCATCTACAAGTTTTAGCTCTGTGCCACTACCTAAGAAACGTTCAAGAATACCATCAATCTGTTCGTATATATACTGCAACTGTTGAGCACGAAGTTTACTCTTTTCAATAGCTTTATCAAGTTTCTTGTCATGTGCTTGTGCTATCTTTCCAATCCATTTCACAGCCTCACCGGCAGCAGCGGCAATACCACCAACAATTCCACCTTTGGCGAATCCCTGCCCGATATTGCTTATAGAAGACATGGCATCCTGCACATTACCCATCGTGTCGGCCATCCTCTCATTACCCAAAGCGTCAAACATGGAAGACATTTGCCCTGCAAAATTACCAACAAGATCAGCACTTTCAGCGGCACTTTCTCCTAACCGTCCGATTTTCTTTTCCAATTTATCGCTGTCTTTTTCAGAAGTAAAAAGTTCTTTTACATTCTTCGCTAAGGTTTTGAATGGATTTACAGCCAACTGTGCATCTTGCAACTGGGGGATGGCTTTTATCAATTTATCCAACAAAGAATAAGCACCCTTAACATTTTCAATACTACCATCATCTTTCGTAAAAAAAGAAGTAAATCCATTGGGCTTTCCATCGTTATCATAGGAAACCTTTGCATTATTCTTGATTTCCCTTGCGATACGTTCAGCCTCTTTCAAATCAGAGAATGAACGTTGCTCTTTATCTCCAAATATTTTCTCCCATTCAGGTAACAATTGTAATAAGGTCGATTTTAATTCAATCAGCTTCCTATTATATTCATCAAGGTAAGCCTTCTGAACATTGTTTAGACCTGATGTATCACCAACCAACTCCCCATTTTTTCCAACACTTAATCCTGTCTTTGATGCGTACTGTTCACTTAATATTCGTATCTTTTCTATCGTTGATCTTGCATTGGCAATAACCTTTGTATCATCAAGTGCAATACTTACCTTATCTTTCTCAAATGCCTCTTTAGCATCCTTCCACACCTTAAAAAATTGCTTATATAATGGGCTGTCTTTACCTCCTAATATACTTTCTGCTTCATCGTCACTCAAGGTGAATGGAAGATCAACACCCTTTTCTTTGAGTTTCTTCTGTACTGTATCTATTAAATATTGCGCTTCATTCTCATAATCAGTCAAAAAACCAAAAGCATAAGTTGAAGCATCCTTTTTACTTGCACCGGCATTGATAAGTTGCTTGTATATATCCCATTTCTTTGAAACATCAGATACGTACCTTTCAAGTTCTTTTGCAGCCTTATCCGAAGCTTCTTTCATAGCATTGGCATCAATATCGAAAAGGATTTTCTGTATGGAAACTTTCAATTCCCTACGCTTTTCTGTCTTATCGTCAAGCTGATTAAGAATCTTGTTTAACTCATCCCGATAATCGTCAATATCCACTGGTTCCTTCCCTTTAAACAAGGGATCAAAAATACCCGATCCTTTAACCTTATTGGCAGCTTCTTTCTTTCCAACAAGAGAAGTCCACTTCTTATATTCAGAATATGCGTCCTTTAGTAAGTTTACCCGTTCTTTCAATCTTTCGGCAAAAGCATCCTTTTTGCTTTTATCCTTATTTGGATCTGTGAGGGAAAAACCGATTTCTTTGGCCCCTTTCTCACCGGCTTGCATTGTGTCGAAAGCCTTTTTATAATCTGATACAATTTGCTTCTGCCAGTCGGGAAGTTTTGACAAGTCAATAGCTCCAATACCAGACAAATCTATTCCGGCTTTAATCAATACCGGCTTCAATTGATTTGTTGTCTCTTTAGCTTCCTTATACGCTTTTTGTATTCCTTCAATGATTTTCTCTGAATCCGTAGAAACCTTTATTTGAGCTTCAAATTGCCCATCTGTGGCTTCATTGAACTTTTTCTGCAAGTCAGACAAGCTCTGAATAGGTTCCGTATATTCAGCATTAATTTTGATATTAAACTCTTCTTCAAGAGTCTTCTCGTTAAAGAAGTCTCGCATATATTTCGGCATCTTCTCGAACGTATCAAAGAAAGAACTTATATCCAAACTGATAGCTATTTTCTGTGCATCACTCAAATTGTCTAAATTCCAACCGGCAGACTGTAATCGTGACTTATATTCAGATATGAAACTCTGCATATCCGGTGATACTTCTTCCTCAAAAACACGTTTAGAGTATTTCCATGCTTTCCGTAATTGAAAAATATCTTCTCTATATCCTCCAGTGAAAGGCAACTCATTATTCAGGCTGGCCAATGCTTTGGGGTATTCTTTGAGAATGGATAGCTGCTCTTTCAATGATTTGCCCGAAGCGACTTTAGCAAAATCATCATACTTGGCTATAACTTTCTGCATTGCAGTATAATACTCTATATAGCTACCAGCCATACGGTCTATAATCTTGTCTATCCGCTTCTCTGCCTTGATGTAGTCTTCAATATTTTCACTAAAGCTTTCATCAAAATAACCATCAGTAACATCATTCGCATATTCAGATGTACCTCTTATGGCATTCAACAGCCTATAAGCCTCTTTGGTATCATTCAAAGCATTCCGAAGCAATACATATTGTTCTGCAAGGCTTTTAACCGTATTTCCTTCATCATCAGTCTTAAACGTTTCATTAAAAGTGTCTGCCCAAACTGGAGAATAATCCTTTAATGCTGTTTTCATTTCTTCAATGGAAGAAATCAGTGAGGCATCATTCGCCTTAAAAGGATCAACATCTGCAAATTTTTGAGCTTCTTTCGTTAGATTCTTGAAACCGTCTTGTGCTCTTGTTGTCAACTCGGAAATACGCTCGTTCATTTCGTCAGCCTTTTGCCCGGACTTATACCATAATTCAGCAATGGCAAAAAGTCCAGCGAACAAATACATGTATGGATTGAACAAACCCTTAAAAGCAGTCCAAACTTGTTTGGCTCCATAACTAAGCATTGTCATTGCCACACGAGCTTTTCCAGCGGACATAGCTACTTGAAGTTCAGCTTTTGATATATTAAGTAATTGGGTAATATGTCCTGCCTGACCTAATTTAATTTTCCCAAGTGTTATCAACCTCAACGCTTGTTCTTTGTTCAATGCACCACTAACAGCCAATGCCCTCCATTCTGCGGTAGTCATGGCATTTCTTGAAGCAATCAATCCTTTTTCAGCGGCAGTTAAAGTGCGGTAATTGGAAACCATCACTAAATCCGCAGCTGTTTTCTGTTTGGCTGCAAGTGTTCCTTTTATTAATGTAGCATTTGCCACTCCCATGGCACGTGATCCTGCATAAACCGCAACCCTATATGTTCCAAACGCAGCTGTGGCCGCTGTTATAAAAGGTACAACTTCTTTCCAATTTTGTGCAAGGGTGGTAAGACTTTCAGCAGTCCATTTCAATGTACTACCCATTGACTCCACAATATCACCAAGCATAATGTCAATCGCATCAGCCAAGTTCTTCCATTTGGATTTAACTGATTCTGAAAGAACTTCCTGCATGTTATTAAACATGCCACCATCATCCGTAAGTTCCCAAAGAACATCTTTTACATCCTCAAACGTAACCTTCTTTTTCGAGATCATATCAAGCACTTCACCGGCACTGACTATTCGGCCTTCCAGTTTGCTGAATCGCTCGGCCAGTTTATCAACCATAGGAATGTTCGCTTCTGTCAATTGCCGTAATTCCGTTCCTTTCAAGAATTTAGCAGCCTTTATCTGGCCGTAAGCCAATATGATACGCCCCATATCAACGCCTACACCAGCTGATATATCAGCCAGCCTTTTCATAGTATCATACAATTCATTGTATGGTATAGAATATGCGGAAAGTTGCTTGGCATACTGATTCAAGTCCATAACCCCGAACGGAGAGGCAACAGCCAGTTTCTTAATCTGATTGAATATGACCGTAGCTTTGCCTTCATCTTGTAGGATGGAGGCCATTGCAATTTTCTGATTCTCCAACTCACCACCTATATCAACCACTGCACGTAAGAAATTTTGTGCCGCATAAATGGAGTATAACCCTAGAAATTCATTTCTTAGTTGTCCGACAATACTCAACTGACTGTTCATTGCTCCATTCATATTAAGAGTGGCTGTCATGTGCCGTCTTGCTGCATTGGCTGATCTCTCACGGGCATTGGCTAAATCCAGTTCCGCTTTGGCGGCACGGGCAGCTCTTTGTCGCGCAAGCTCACGGGCGGCAGCGGCAGAAGCCTCCGCTTTAGTTTGGACAGCTGCTGCTCTAGCTGCGCGTAAATCACTTCCTGTAAAATTGGTATTCAAACCGGCAGCTCGCAAAGCAGCACGAACAGCTTGTGTGGTGCTGGCCTTATCCACTACCACATTGATTTTAAATTTCTCACTTTGAAGCAAAGTCTTCATATCGCCAACCAACTTCTTTTTGTCAAAACCCACATCAAGTTTTGCTTGCAAGTCTTTGGTGATTTCCGCTTTCAGCTTTTTACGTTGTTCCGCTGTCTTATCACGGAATAAAATGTCAAAGTATAAATTTCCGAGATCAGCCATATATTATTGTGTTTGTGCTACTTATAATCATTAATACTAATTGTTGTTTCCCCATTACCATATTTGTCTTTCCAGCGTTTGGCAGCATCTTCTATATCACTTACGGAAGGGGATTTGAAGTTTTTTGTATCGTGTCTCTTTCCCTTGCTATCCTTGTCACAATCTGTAACCACAATAGAAACATCCATTGCTAACAATTCAATTTGGGCATTTGTAAGTACCCAATAAATACCAAACAAAGGCTTACTTATGGGAATTCCAAACAATCTCAAAGGCTCTGTCAACCACGGATAGGACTTACTTATTTCCCACGTTTGTCCGTAGCTGGTTCGTGAAGGATATGCTCTGCTTCCTCTTTTGTCATTGTCATCATCGTGTCCTTCATCGCGGTCAGATATATGGTAGCTGTCAAGTAATCTTCCACTGGAATTTTTTTTTTGCCAACAGCTATAACTTTCATCAGTTCATGATCTCCATATTGTTTTACATAAAAGAACCAACGCCACAAAAAGGGATAGAAGAACTTGATCTTCCAATATCCGTTCAGAATGATAGCTGCTGCACATTGACAACTGATCTTATCATCATTTCCTGACTTCTGCATGGTACTGGTGAATTTACGGATAGTTCCTCTTTTCAGCCATGAGATACCATATTTCTTTCCCCGAACTTCCACATAATCCACACTGTCCTCCATCACATCATTCAATAATTTTTCATCCTCTGATACAGGCAGTGTTATATCATTCTTTTTTGCCATATTTTATTGTGTTTTATACGTAAAAAGGTGGTGGCCGGTATCAAATAGCTCACCACCTTTTCACAGATATGAATTTTGCAAAATATTATATTCTAATCTCTTAATCGGATATTTTTTTTCGCAAGATGTAAATAGATGCACCTTTAGCATCATTCAATGGAGAAACAGATAAATTAAAGTATCCAGGCTTATCTTGCTCGCTAACGAAGTTGCTATACCCCTCAATATTCGGCAAGAACAAGGCTGTTTGACGGTCTTCACTACGCATGAACAATCCTCCGGTTACTTTCTTCGGTTCGGTATTATAACCTTCACCTTCATAAGTATTACCATCAATGGTAGCAGTCATAGTCACTGTTTCCGCTTTCTTGTTCAGTAACAAGTCATTGATCTTTCCTGCCACGGAAGGCACTTGAAACTGGATATCGGAATCTCCGGCATTAGCAAAAGATGTCCAAGTGGCTCCGGTTGTCAATTTGATCTTGGTAATATCGGCAGCTCCGGTATCAAATGTAACTCCGTCAGAGAGTATCGGCAGGGCCCAATTCAAAGCCGCTAAAGTTGCAAGGTCACTATTGACTTTGGACACATAATAAACCTCCTTCATCTGATTAAAGAGCATCTTCAGCTCTTCCAGTTTAGTCGTGATAGTAATTTCTGCCATAATCGTATTATTTAAGTTTGTGTCATTTATTTATTATTAATTTCGCTTGTATCATCAAGAAATGAAAACCTAGTCCATCATTTCCTCCGGGAAGCAACCGTGGACTTACAGCCGAAAACAATTCAGTCACTATTGGAAATTTTGAAATCACATCCATTTGCATTTCCTCCAAACGAATCGTATTTTCAATGCCTTTTGAACGGTCACGCGCAAAAACATTAATCTGACAATAGGTATCCTGATAGGTACTTCCTTTGTCCTGAATAGTTTGTGGAAGCCGGACAACAACAAAGTCCTTCATTGCCTTTTGTTCAGCAGCAGGACGATCCGTTATAAAAACTTTCTCACCAATACCAGTTACAGTATCAGAGATTTGTTTCAATATATCCATACGCCTATAAACTGTCCGTTCCATCATTTCATTGGTTTAAAGTTCTTGAACAATGTATTTTGTGCCCTTTGAAATGTTCCAGTCAGTGCATCCGCATTCAACACATTCTCCAAATAGGTTGAATATTCAGTACCCGTACACATCACAATCTCAAATCCATTACGTGATGCAGATTTGTATCTTTTCAAGAACTTGAAAGAAAACATCTCACCATAACCCTTGTCTGTTTCCACTGTTCCGGTAAAATGTCTGTTCTGATTATCATAACTGATACCGACCAATGTTTCACCCTTAGTCAATTTCACTCGTACAGGTTGTTTCATCGAATCACCACTACAAATGAAATAGGAAAATCTACCATCCATGAATAATCCACACGCATAACTGGTTATTGTATTACCCGTAAGATTACGAAAGCCCGACTTATTATCAAGCGCATCTTGGATAAGATCTTCACAGCATTTAGTTAGGACATCAAAGATATATCCTGAAACAAGCTCCTTCGCTTTTTTCATTCCTTTATCAAACAGTATATCATTACTTCGGTTATCCATGTGTCAATTCTTTGCAAGATTGAAATATACCGTGGTTCCTAAATTTCCAGCATAGCTATCAGTAACCATACATTGAGTAAAAGTACCTTGTCTGTCTGTAACATCTATCAAATCACCGGCCAGTATACCTTCGACAGTTCCGGGAAGGCTCAACAGATAATCGCTCTTTACCACATTATCGGTTTTGAACGTCCTCAGATTTGTACTGCCTTCCTTTCGACATATACCTTCATACAATATTACCTTCTCACCATCACTGAAAGAATCCTCACCTATAATTCGGTAAACAGTACATTTGTGAGGATGCCGTGGATTATTCACCTTCATACTCAAAAATTGATTATTCTGATTTTGCTGCCTTTAACAACCTCTTCACCCCATTTCTCGTATAGCTCTTTTGCCATTTCACGAAGTTGCCGCTTATCGTATGCGCTGGTCTGCCAACCACCTTCCTTATGCTTCCATCCCCCGTCACTGTCCTCGGTATCATTCTTACTGCTTGGAGTGCTCGCGCACCACATGTAGATATCGGCAGTGGCAAGATCAAGCTGCATTTCGGTCAGTTCGCTCACCATTGTTCCAAAAGCAATTTTCCGCTTAACAAGAACCCTTTTGAGGGCGTTATCCGCTATTTCATAAGCGGTTGCGCCACTCAAATAGTCCTCAATGGGCATATCTTCCGTATGAGAAAGTTCCTCACTCATTCTTGCATGAAGTTAAGAGTTACACGGTCACAGTAGAGATAAACATATACTGCGGCATTCTCGGCACACACAATTGGGCGGCTTCACTTTCAATATAGATTGAATGAGTTTCAGGATTGGCTCTCTGTGTCAGTTTCAAACGTCCACCGTCATAAGAAGCGACCTTGTTTGCCTCATAACCCAAAGTCAAAGGCTCCACACCTTGAATGGTACCAATCTGACCTATCGGTATAAATGCAATATTAGTAGCCTTAAAGTTCTCCACTTGTTCAGTGATAAGATCAGGCTGTCCGTCCGTATCCTTGCCGGGTTTGTCAACAAAAGCATAGCTGTCACGTGGTACGATTTCATCTACCTTGACCAATTTCTTGAAAATGGCTTTCAGACGATCTTCATCCTCATTCTGTGCATTGGCAATAACTGTATTGTCGTCCGTTACAGTAGGATAAAGAGAATGCCCGATACGTTTGAGGACTGCGGTATGAGTCATTAAATCATCCCACAGGTCTTGAGCAATCTCCATTCTGATCTTACCTAGATAATGATATTTACGGCGTATTTCTTTCACTCTATTCTTCACATCCATTATAGGATCAGAAGCGGAACCTTCATTAGCCGGAGTATGTTCAACATTAGTCCACCAGCGTTTTGTACCGTCCAAAGTCTGATAGTGCTCTTTTGGTATGTTAAAATCAATAGTGATACCTTTCAAACCACGCGGGTTGTTATCAGTATCAATAGTGAACTTACCCGTAGAAACAATTCTCATTCGCTGGTGAGTAAGCGCATTATAATACGATCCGATAAGACCGTCAGCACTTTCATCAAGCAAACCTAGAAAAACATTCTGCATCTCTTCCGTCAATGCAGACATGCCTACTCTTTGCAACAGTTGTAATTGCTGCCTCACGGTCACACGGTTCAAACGATAGAACTTCTTTTGAGTCGGGATATTGCCCGTCCTTCCTTCAAGTTCTCCCAATGCAGCCTCATAACCCGGACTTTCCGGATCAACGTAAGCTGGCAGCGTTTTCACGCCGAGGCTCGTTATAAGCTGGGAGAAGGTATAATCCAACTTGGTTGCCTCAAATTCAAAACCATCAATCTGGAGAAGGTCATACTTCTCTTTATAGCGGTCTATAAATTCTTGCCAAGTGTCTCCACCAAGCCCATATTCGATAACCTTGTACAAATCAATAGGAAGTGTATTCATACAATTGTCGTGTTTTAAATGTTATTTTCAAATTCTTTTACTGCACCCATACAATTTGAGGAAGTGTAGTGATCTTTTGCAGGATAGCGATAACTTCTTCATCAAACATGTACTGATAAAGTTCTCCGGCATAAACCACTGTTCCACTAGCCTTTGTGTTTTCACTGGTCACAAGAATATCCTCTTGCAGATATCCATTGATACCGAGAGTAGTGATATCGGCAGTGGCAGCCTTTATCTGTTCATCCGTATAGGCTTTCAATGTTTTGTTAGAAAGATCAAATTTCACAGCTGTACCGGCAGGAATCTTACCAGCCGAAGTCCAATCGGAAATGTTACTCACCATACCGCCTCCCGGATAACGGTGGCGGATTTCACGCCACACTTTTCGGGCATGTCCGTATTTTACGGTATTCACATCAAACGTGTTACCCATTGTTCCCATACATTTACTGTTTTAGAGTTAATAATTTCAATTCTTTTTCCAGCCTTCCTTCTTGCCTTTACGCTCAAAGTATCTGCTAGCCGCATTGTGTTGTGTTCCACCTGAACCGTCAGAAGTTCTTGGGGCAGTGCCATACCCCCTACACGCCTTATATTCTGCATCATATTTCGGCAGGAATTCAGTAACCAGTTCATCCACAGTTTTCTTGGTATCGAAAGTTACCCCCTGTAAAGTCTTGCCCAATACGTAATCATCATTCGCTTGTTTGGTCTTCATTGCAGCCATAACCTTCTTCAACAGATCAGCTTGAACCTTTTTGCTGTCTTCCGCGTCTAAACGTGCTTCCAGTTCTTTCAGTTTTTTCTCCAATTCATCATCGTTTTTCGGTGGTGTCGGGGGAGTTGGTGGTGTCGGGGGAGTCGGTTGGGGCTTATAGTTTTTCTTAAAGTCCTCAACTTTGGTTGCGACATCATGGTTGTACTGTCCTTGCATCCCTTTCAGAAAATTCACAGCCTTGTTCCAATAAGCCTCGTCAGGCTCCGAACCTTCGGCCACGGGACAAAGTTCTACATACTTCTGTAATGTCTGCGGTGAAAAACTAGTTTCTCCAAGTTTCTCGCTTAATGTGGATAAGATTTTTTCTTGTTCCATCGCATTTATTTTGTGTTTATGTTGAATAAAAAAAGAGTCAGATAATGCTTTTTGCATCAATCTGACTCTTTGGTCTTATATCTTTAATTGCGGAAGCAGAAGGATTCAAACCTCCGAAGCCTTTCAGCTTGCCTCTTTAGCAAAGAGGTGGTATCATTCACTCACCCATACTTCCAAATGTGCGGACTACAATACATCTCTGTGAAACTACCGCACCTCCATTGTACTTCGGACGTTATTCATTTTGTGTAGCGTATCAGAGAATCGAACTCTGATTTCCACCGTGAAAAGGTGACGACCTAACCGTTAGTCGAATACGCCATTTGTTGAGATACAAGGATTTGAACCTTGAATAGCAGAACCAAAATCTGCTGTGTTACCATTACACCATATCTCAATATGCGCGAAGAGAAGGATTCGAACCCCCGACAATCAGGTTTGGAATCTGACGTTCTTCCAACTGAACTATCTTCGCCTCATTGCGCCCGGTGATAGAATCGAACTACCGACCTTTACATTAACAGTGTATTGCTCTACCAATTGAGCTAACCGGACAATATACCTATACTCACCTGACCTGCGATACCCCATTATGGCGTACCAGTGGGAATTGAACCGCACCGTATAGGTTTTGTGGAAAGAGATGAAATCGAATCACCTTACCCGGATTTTCAGTCCGGTGCATACACCACGTCTGCCATCTTTCCATATTCTCCCTTTATCCCCATACACCACATCGAAGGGAGAAACAATGTGGCAATCCCATCCATTGTAGCGGAGATCCGACTCGAACGAATGACCTTTGGGCTATGACCCCAATGAGCTACCATCTGCTCCACTCCGCGATATTATCCAGAAAACTACTTTGTACCTGTAATATCCACATTTATATAGTTCTTGCATCTACGACACTTCACTCTCAATATAACAACACCATTGACATAGCTAATATCAGTTAGTTTCTGACCGCATATCGGACATAAAACTATCTTGTTGCATATTTCCCTTTGATCTGCATCTTTATCCGCACTAACTTTTATCATACTCCATGTTTTCGTTGCAAATATATGTACTGGATTTCTTATTTCAAAACATTTTTAATATTATTTTCTATTAAAATGTAGAAAATAATACTATTTATACGTATTTTTGTACTGTAATATTGGAATCAGAGCTTATAGGCCGGTCTTCACTTGTACATTGTGAGGATCGGTTTTCTTTTTTATGGAGAAATATAGTGGAATAAAAACGGTTAATGACAACTTGGTGCTTGATTATGAGTATATCCAAATGTTAAGGGATGCGGATAGGAAAATTCCTAATCCGAATAAGATAATCGCACAAGGTGGAGGGCAGGAAAACATGCTTTCCACTCCAGCCGATATTACCATCTGTGGGGGATGTCGTGGAGGAAGTAAGACTTTCACTCTTCTTATGGAAGCATTGAAAGATATAAAAAATAAAAACTTCCGTTCTGTGCTTCTCCGACATGAGATAGACGATCTCTCTGATATGATAGAAACATCATCCACCTTATATGATGATTTTGGGGAATACAACAAGTCCAAAAACGACATGCGTTGGAATTTCTATAAAGGTGGATTTTTAAAATTCAGCTATCATGCTGACACACTTGACGATTTCAAAAAGCGTTTTCAAGGTAAACAGTTCGCATATATAGGTGTGGATGAAATAACCCACATGGAATATCTCAAATTCAAATACCTTATCACTTGTAACCGTAACGCCTTTCATATCCGTAACCGCTTTATCGGAACATGTAACCCTGATCCTGACAGCTGGGTTGCAAAATTCATTGACTGGTGGATCGGAGAAGACGGTCTTCCAATCCCGGAACGTGATGGCAAAGTCCGATATTGCTTTATGGACGGGGACAATGTTTCAGGTATATATTGGGGAGATACCCGTGAGGAAGTATATGAGCAATGCAAGGATATTATACACGCCTACTGGAAGCCGGAGTATGAGCAATATGGTACACCACAAGAACTGTTTATCAAGTCGGTTACTTTTATTGAAGCAAAACTTTCCGATAATGTAAAACTGATGTCTTCTGATCCAACTTATTTGGCTAACCTTGTCAACCAGTCAGACGAACAACGCGCACACGATCTTGACGGTAACTGGAAATACAAAGCTGCCGGAGATGATATAATAAAGCTGACTCACATGGAAGCCTTATACCGCAACTCCATGCAGACTGGTGATGGAATACGCCGGGTATCGTGTGATGCGGCATTTGAGGGTGGCGACAGTCTTGTCATGTGGCTGTGGGAAGGATGGCATATAAAAGACATATTCGTTTGCAAACTTGACAGCAAAAAAACAGTCGATACCGTAAAAGCAATGCTGGAAGAATGGCATGTAAGAGAAGAATATTTTACCTATGACCTTAACGGACTCGGACAAATATTCAAAGGCTTTTTCCCGAATGCAATTCCTTTCAACAACAAAGAAGCCGTGGAAGAGAAATTCAAATACATCTATGCGAATTTAAAATCACAAGCGGCATATCTGTTCGCACAAAAAATTATCAACCGGGAGATTTCCATTGAACCGACTCTTCTTGAACGCAAGTTCTCCGGCAAAGGGTTTGAGAAAGTTCCCCTTAGACAGATTCTCGACAAGGAAAGGAAAGCGATACGAAAGGATGAAGACAGTGAAGAGAAAGGCTGGACTATTATCAAGAAGATTATAATGAAAAAATTAGTAGGCCATTCTCCCGACTTCATAGAAGCATTGCTTATGCGAATGATTTTTGAAATTAAACATAAACGCAAACACATAAAAGGTTTAGGATTAATATGATAGCAGAGATTCTTACAAAAAAGCCTTTTGCAAGGGTTACTCCCGAAGGTTACTTGCAAGGCAAGATTACGAGCGATTTAAGAAACGTACCGTTCACAAACAACAGTGATAGGCTGACATGGCAGCTCATTTCACAGGCTGATTTTATCCGTGAGTTTTATCCTTCAGGACACAAGATCAATTCGGAATTGTTTTACCCGGATAGACTGAAATATGACGAAGAGAAGAAACGGTTCTTCCGAGAAAAAGTATTCCGTGCCTCTTTTCCCTTTCAGATGATAATCACTATTCAACAGCTTGTACATCTATGTGGCAATGACATTCATCATGAGCTGACCGATACCAAAGTCGATGAAAGTTCACGGGAAATATTTCTCGAATTTCAAAAAGGATGGCTGGATAAGAATATGGAGATTGCATTTTACGAATATGCCAAAAGTGTAAAAATAACGGGAGATGCAGCAGTCGTATTCTATATGAATGAAGGTAAGGTATTCACCAAGAATCTCTCCTATTTTGATGGTGACACTCTTTATCCTCACTACGACTCCATAACCGGTCAAATGACACTGTTTGCCCGGCGATATAGCGACTATGACGAAGAGGGAAAGGAACTCATTTCTTGGGTGGAAGTGTGGGATAATAAAAAAATGTACCGTTACCGTCAGGATAAAATGGGAATAGCTGGAGCAATAAACAAAGTGAAACGGTATTTCGGTATTGAAGGATATACATTAGTGGAAGAACACGATCATGGATTTACCGAATGTCCGGTTGTATATTATCGGGACAAACACGGTGCCTGCTGGAGCTTTTCACAAGATAATATCGACAAGTACGAACTGGCTATTTCCCATTTGTGTCAAAACAATATGGCATACGCATTCCCGATCATGTTACTTAAAGGTGAAGACGTTGAGATTAAAGGAGATATGTATGGTGCGGTAAAAGCTATCACTATGGGAAAGGATGATGATGCAGGCTTTATGAATCGTCCCGAAGCATCACAATCATTTGAACTTCAAATTAATACATTACTTAAAATGATTTTTATGGGGAGTTTTATTGTCATGCCTCCCGAAGTAAAGTCAGGAGATTTGCCAGGCGTGGCCATCAAACTGATATATTCACCATCTTTGGAAAAAGCCATGATTGACTGCAAGGAATTTGACGAATCAATAGACAAAATGAAACGGCTGTTCCTGCACGGATATGGAACAGAAAAAGGCCAACTTACCAAATTCCTCAATTTAAAAATTTTTTCGTGGGCGGTTCCATACGTCCACCAAAATGCAGCAGAATTGGTATCAAACTTGGTACAATTGGTCAGTGCCGGTATTTTATCAAAAGAAACCGGCTCGGAAGAATCCGGTTATGGGAAAAACAATGAATGGGATCGTATCATGCGTGAATATAAGGAACAGCAACAAGCCGACTTGCTCTATCAACTGAAAATCAAGAAAAATGAAAACAAAGAGGATAATGCAAAATGATCTGTACCAAAACGCGGAGCGCGAAAGCAATCCCGTACTCCGCGCTCCGAATCCAATGTAACTATACATCGGAAAAAGCCGCCTCTGTCTATGTTATGTAGGCAGAGGCTTTACTTTCTCAACAACTTGGTTGATAAGCTTGTATTATAACAAGTCAGCTTCTACATTGCAAATGTAATGAAAAAGTCAGACACAGCAACTATTTACGATGCAATTTCCTGTTGTAAATCTTTCGAGGATATTTCCGGTTAAGCTTCTTTTGCAGATCATCATTGATACTTTCATTCAGAAGGATTTTAGAATTTAATACCTTGACTTCTCCAGCAAGTTCCTTAATAGTTCTGGCTTGTGTCGCATTTTGTTTTGAAAGCTCAACGTTGGCAATAGCCAGCTTGCTGCATTCTGATGCAAGATGGTTGAGCTTCTTTGTGCTGATTAATGATATTCCAAACATAATATTCTGATATTTAATTTATTAAAACAATCATATTGCTGATATAGGAACGACAAAGCATTTGCAATGACCGTGATATGGTGGTAATTTATCCCACTCTGTATGAAATCCGACTTTATCGTCACAGATATTGCATGGATAAGAACTACCACGCATGACAAAGAATCCGACTGCTCCACTAGCTTTAGTCTGTAATTCCCAATGCTTCATCCAACCCTCTGCCACAGCATACTCCGTCAAATCTGACAGTGCAGTCCAAGAACTTACAGTACGCCCTACTCCAAAAGATTCCTGAACTCCAACTCTTGAAACAATCGGATAACCATCTGAAATCACTTTCTGTATATATTCATTAAGTAATGGCGTTTTTGCCGACTGCCTGATAGATGAAAGCAGTCTGTCTTTGGAAAGGTTCAGTAGCAGTCCAGCGGCAATGGCCGTTTCAACCTCCTTTGAAAACCGGTCAACATATTCCCTTGTACGTTGTGCGAAGGTTTTACCGTATGATTCTCTCGTTATATATGCTACGATTGCATTCTTATTATCCTCATGTGTCGCTACCGCCAAAGTATAAGTATAGTCTTCAATTATTTCAAGAAGGGATAAAATAATGGCATCCACTTCCTTCTGCAATTGTCTGTTTGCTGAAAAGCGAAATAGCTCAGGGCTTATTTTATATCGGTATGAAATATCTATAATTTGCTTTGCCGCCTCAATCATCACAATTTGAAGATTGGTACGCATGGACAGTTCCGCATCCAACCGTTGATGGAGATATTCTTTACCCTCTTCAATTTCCTTATCAGTCGGTGCCCTCATTGTTACGTTCCTCCTTAATCCCTTCCTTGATACTATTCATATTTCTCTCTTCTTCCAGTATCTTGGCATCATCTTCCGGTAATACCGGTTGCTGCAAACCTCGTAGCCGTTCGGTAAGATCAGAATAGCTTTTAAAGAACTCTTCCATAAACTTAACATCAGGGGTTGCATTACTGATAAGAAAACAGACTTTGATCCACGTTTCCAAATATTCTCGAAGTTCCTTATTGTTGGCTAACTCCCGAATCCGAGAGAACATTCCATTATCATCCCGAAAACGCATACTCCAAAAACCTGACACTGCCTTAATACTGATCCAATCATGTTCACTACCATTATCCCTCGTAACAATAAAGTTACCTACCTGAATACCATTTGTTTTTTTACTCATTTCGTTCTTAATTTTAATTGTTTGATAATCTTCTCCACAGCATCCAAATCAAATACCGTTGTTCTCCCCTCCATATGGTACGCCCCTTCCAGTCTCTTTTCTCGGAATAAACGAGTAATTTGATAAATGCTTAATGCCAAGTAGGCTGCAAGCCCTTCATGGGTATAAACATACCGCTTGCCATTTTTATAGACCGGTTTGGAAATCCTTTGTCTATAGCTGCCTCGCAGGTCTTCCCGTTTCTCATAGTAGAGTTTTTCTTTCAAAGCAGCCCCATACAAGCCATAAACCTGACCGTTGGGGGTTCTCTTTTTACGATAACCGGCTTCCGAAAGAATACGTCCGAACACTGTCACATTCTCTTCTTTGGCATTATTATCCTTACACCATTTACAATATCTTCGGTACAGGACAGCCGAAGACATCCATTTGGGTTCAGCGTCAGCAATTTCCTCATAACGGCACAAATAGTTCATCTGATACATGAACTTCATTACTGTGCTACTTTCCGCCTGGTATTCATCCATGACTTTCTCAAGTTCCTTACTGTCCGTCAACTTATAACCATTGGCAATAAAACGATCACGACCTTCCAATATCCAATTGAATATAGCCGGATATTCAGCTTCCAAATCCCGTGACAGTTCTTTTTTCTGCCGGGCTTTGGGTATCTCCACCTCAAAGGGAATAATGCAGATACGCCGCCTCATTCCATAGCTCCAGTCTTTCAAATACGGCATTTGGTTGGCATTTGCCATAAGCAGGGGAATATTGTAAGCTGTGAAGTTATCACCATAGATAGGCCGGGCTTCGGTAGGCTCACCACTGATAAGGCTCTTCAACGTGTCACTATCCTTACCAAACTCCAATGCTTGTATTTCAGAACAGTAGTTCAACCGCTTGCCATTGATGAAAGCGATATTCTTTTTTCTCTCATTTCCGGTAATCAATGCACCTATGCCGAAATTGCTGACATTCTCCCGACCAAGTATGCCCATGATCGTTTCAAAGACTACACTTTTGCCATTGGAGCCAGAGCCACGAAGTACCAACATAGTTTCCATTTTCGCCACACGCCGATCAACGAAAATACTTCCAAGAAATTCCTGTAAGACTTTTTGCATATTTTTATCCGGCAAAACTTCATCCAAGAACATTCTCCAAAGAAAGACGTGTTCTTCCGGTTTGTAGTCATAGGGAACGCATGTGGTCTGTACCCAACGGCGATTGAAAGAATACGCACGGCGAGCACCCATATCAAACACGCAATTATTGAACACCACAATGGCATTATCTGGCTGCAATGCTTTTCCTGCCACCACACGCTTACAAACCTTCAGTACCCCCTCCACACGGGAATAATCTCCATTGGGCATCTTGCATTTACGCATCAAGTCATATATCAGGTTGCCAAAATCATCCCAGGCCATTTCTTCATATATCCGACCACTAAAATAGTAAGGCGTACCATTGAACTTACAAATCGAAGACTGTATAATAGCTGAACGCATCAAGTCCTGCACAGCGTCAACACGCGCTGCACTTTTGGACTCTTGTAAGGCAGCATCCAGTTTCTCACCTTTCATAAGCCCGAAGACCTCGTTCAACAACTTCCTATACTTTCCTTCCTCCATGTACAATCTATGAATTTGAATACCCAGCACGGGTTAAGGCCTCAACCATATATACTGACAGATTATTTACAGCAACATCTCCTGAATATCCGCATTGCCACAAATCAGTACGCCAGTCCTCTAAAGATGTGTCACAAGGTATATGATATTTTTGCATAATATCTCGCATCACCGCACAATCTTCATATCTTTCCTCTTCCTGCGCTTTTCTGAATACAGAAACAAAAACGTATCGCCCATAATCAAACAATATAGACTCAAACTTATTCATATCACAGCTTTTATACCCGAAAACAAAGCATTTCTTATTGTTTTTATGCTATTTTTCAAGTGTTTTATGCCACAAATATAGCTTATTTTCTACATAAAACACACAAAAATACTTCTATTTTCTACTTAAATATAGAATAAATACATTGTTTTTGATACTTTTTCTCCTTTAATTCAATGCAAACCATTATCAAGTAAAAAAAGACATAAGACATTGAAAAACAACAAATAACAGCAATATTTCAAAAGAAAACACATACAAAAAACTTCCTTCGAAATGTATAGTTTATGTATAGTTTCTATAAAAACTATACATATATAACACATTGAAAATCAAATCAATGGGAAAATAGTGTATAGTATGTATAGTTTTTCAAGAAAACCATATTATATATATTTTTTTCATACGCAATTTACATATAAACTATACATACTATACATAAAATTTCCATTGATTTGATAATGAGATATTTACACATGTATAGTTTACACCAAAACTATACACTAACTATACATTTTCAACAGTAAAACTATACATGAAAAATTCATTCTTGTAATTTATGATTGGAAAAAACTTAAAATTATCCATTATTGGCTCCAAAAAGAAAAAAAAATAAAAATCTTGACCGGGATTGAAACATGCTTGGTGTCTTGGGTAGCCAGGGGGGGTGCCCCCTTATTCGTTCTACATCCACATCAAAAGAAGAAAAAAGATACATACTATATTATTATCTTTATATTATACCTATAATATTAAACATTACCCGGCTTTTCCGCTTTTCTCTTTGCTCGATCAGCTATAAAAAGGCTACATCTATAACATTGCATTGGAAGATAATAATGTACTGTTTCCTCTTCTTCTGTATTCTCATCTTTTTTCATTTGCTGGAGATCTGCAATTTTCATTAAAACATCTGCACGATCTTTCCCCTTTAAATATGGCAAAGTTTGTTCGAGACCTGTTAAAACCGAATCCTTGTCACGATATTGTACAATATTTTCGTAATTATTTTCATCTTCATTATCTGTGTTTTTCTTTTTTTTCTTTCCTTTTGCACTGTCGTTATTGATTGCAAAGCATGTTCTGTTCTCTTCAAAAGATTGTATCAATTTATTAATGCCCGGTTTATCCTTAGCAAGTTGGGATGCTCCGCGTTGCGCTGTTTCTATCTTGGTGGATCTTGGTTTAAATATAACGGCGTATGCTTCTCCCCGGCTGGCACCGGATGCGACAAGCATACAAAAGAAAACCTCATCCGGGGTTAATTGATAAATTTGTTGAAGGTCTGTTATTCGCTTACTATACACCATAATATAAAGCTATTATAAATAGGTTTATTAATGGCTTCTTGCGCTCTGGATTTGTTGCTACAAAGTTAAACAAAGACTATAAATAAAGCAAATACGGGTAATAAAAGGCCATACATCTACAATATATAATTACACAAAAACTTATAATAACGCATTTACACAACAATACACAATATATTAATTATCAACATATTATACATTATACAAGTAAAGGTTAAAAAACGAATAGTTTCTTAAAAATAAAAGTACATATCATTGTGTATTACAAATAAAAGTAGTATATTTGTAGTACAGAAAAGGAGATGGAAGGTACTTGTAATATCTGGTTCTCCTGAGTATGTAAAGCGTGTTATTAAAATGCTGGAATAAAAAAGAGAGCCTTAATACTGGTAATATTAAAGCTCTCAAAGGATCAAAATACTTTCGTATCTTTCTCCCCCATCACACGGAGCAAAGGTACTTCTCTATTTCGATTCTTGCAAATATTCTCCCATTTAATTTTCTTGGTTTACTGATATTACGATAGCATTCAGCTATTGAGCGTATAGGCTGTATTTGGTATTAGTAGGCTATTAATCACGCTATAAGGTTGAATTTTAACAATTTAAACTATAGCATTATGAAAGCAATGAATTTCTACACCGCAAATGGTTGGGCTGGTTCAAACTATGACAGCAAGTTAAGTACAAAGGAAATTGCCGCAAAGGTTAGATCTTATGCAAAGAAGAATTTCCCGGAATTTAAATTCTCTGTCCGTTCCGAATGGAGTATGTACACTGATTCAATGTGCATTGAACTGAAAGAAGGTACTTGCATTCCTTTTGTTGAAGGTTCAAGAAGTGCAGAACGTGGCTATATGTCCACAATGAGCACCGTAAAGGGATGGGAAGGTGAGTTAACGCCGGAAATATTAAAGGTTCTGGACGCTGTTACGACTTATGCAAGTTCTTTCCGTTACGATGATTCGGATGGTATGCAAGATTATTTCGATACTAATTTTTATTTAAGCATAAAAGTGAGTGATGAATATAAGGTTATAGAGCCGAAAGCGAAGGAAAGCAGCGTTAAGCCTGAAAAGGTTGAGAAAGCCAAAGAAGTGGAAGCCGTGACGGTTGAAGGCCTGGAAATCGTGGACTATTCCGAAAAGGCTATCGCGGTGTCTGGCGATACAAAAGCCGTCAAAGATCAGTTAAAGGAACTGGGCGAACGCTTTAACCCGTCTTTAAATTACAATGGTGAAAAGCGTGCCGGATGGATATTTAGTAAGAAGCAAGCGGACAAGGTGAAAGAATTGATAGCGCCTACAGAACTGCCGGCACTCCCTGAAGAAATATATATCCCGGAACTAGCAGAAGGAACGGAACAACCCAAAACGCTAGAAAAGTCTTCAATATGGGACAATCTAAAAACGCTTGATTATACCCTGTATGATGATTATAAAGCCGGTTTGCTGACATTGGAAGATTGTGCAAAGGAGTTTTGTAAAAGCGGATGGACAAATTTTGTTGATATAGAGTATTCTAAGATAGTTTTTGATCGGATAGAAAAACAAATAGAAGTTAATCCAACTTACACAGTTGAAGCCTACGAGAAGAAAGTAAAGGGAAAACGATACATAACGGGAAACAAGCCTAAATGCGGTTATTATTCCGTCATAGATACCTTGGATAATTGCCCGGTAGGATTCTTCCAAACAAAAGAAGAAGCCGAAAGAGAGGCGGAAACACTTAACGGGTTTACGGATGGTAACGGACGATTAAGACGGTCATTTAATTAGTTGAATATGGTTTTGTTGGTTTTGTTATTCGGTGCTGTGATATTCATTTCCGGCACCGATCCCCAAAAATTAAAAGACTTTATAAACAAAAGTAATGAATCAGATAAATTTTAAAGGATATGAAAGAATATAAGTTAACAGTAGAGTTCCATAATGGGGCGCGTTATTGCTATTACGGCAAGACGAAGAAAGAAGCGTTAGCAGCGTTTAGAAAATCGTTTGGCAACTTTAAAGGCTTCGTAAAAAAAGAGTGGACGATAGAACAAGATTAACCAATGTGGGAAGGCGGAGCGACACCGCCGCCGGGAACTATTATAAACCAATAAAAAATAGAACAATGAGAACGTATTTTGCACAAGTAAAAACAAGGTATCAAGCAATTAAAGAATGTCCGTTTACTCCGTCTAAAATCGCCAAAGTATATGGCGGTTTCATGTGTTTTGAGTCCACGAATGACTACAAGATTTGGAAAAACCAAAAGTAACCTATTTCCCCGGCAGGCTTGATTTGCAGCCGGGAACTATTTACTAACTTAAACAATAAAGAATATGAATTCATTAAGAAAAATTTCATTTGATTATTTTAACGAACAAATAATAATATCCGAAAAAGTGAACAATGAAGTACAAAAACTATGGCTTGACGGCAACGAGTTTAGCCAAATAGTGAAAAAAATAATCAATACTGAATTAATGATTAAATCAGTAAAACAGTGCAAGGTATTTATTATTAACTGCATCAATATTGATATAAACAGCAAAGAAAATACAATGCAAATAATATACGGCTTTATCGATTATTTACAAAGCATATATGACAGATTAGAAAAACTATGCAAATAAATTATAGTAACAGTAAACAATCAGGGCGAAATAACAAACCGCGCCAGGCGACTTCCTGGCATTCCTTTAAACTTTGATATTATGACTACTTATATAATAGAATCCCCAAACGGAGAAACACACAAATTAGAAGTATTCCGCACCGCAACTGGGTTTAATGTTTATGTTGATGACTCAAATATATGTGAGAGCATAACGGAGGAAGATTTTTTGCAAGAACTTGAAAACCCTACTTTCTAAACATGGTAGGTATGATTATTTGGCTAATAGTAGTTTTATTAATCTGCTTTAGCGTGTTTGGCGGTCTTTGGCTGCTTCCTGTTTACTTGATTTTCTGCCTTATTGTAGGCTTTTACTTTGGTGTAAAATATCTAACTATTTAATGTTATGAATGAAAAAGAATTTAACGGCCTCATCTTGTCCGAATTGATTAGAATAGCAAACGAAGTTTTTACAAATGAAATAGAAATAGCTCCCGGCACTTATACAGCCGCGGAGCTTGCAAAGCTGAAAGATGCCAACGGTAATGAGATAAATATAAAATATCTTTGCGTTGATAACAAACTAAATATAACTGATTTTAGAACTGTACAAATAAACAGCTTTAAATGTTCCTTTCCAGTGGATCAGGTTTTTAATCTTGTTTGGAAATTTGAAAAGCTGATAGACACCAAACAAGCCAATAAAACAAGGTTTACCAAAATGGAAGAGCGCGAAAATATTGTTTGCTCCTTTGATATGTGGATTACAAAGGAACATCTAAACATCACTAAATTAGTAACAAAAGATCCTCTAAGAACGGTATTTAATTATATTTATCTTGATCCTTACAAATCGGCTTTAGTTGCTTCTGACGGGCGTACATTAAAAGAATACCCCGTAATTATTGAAACATCCGGGCTTTTGCCTGACAGCCTAAAATTATTTATCAATCCCAAACATTTAAAAGAAATGGTTGGTCGGTGTTCTGTTTGTGTTTGTAATCAGGAAGGCGGCAATATTACAGAAATAACCAACGATAAGAAACAAACCTTTGTTTGTGATTTTGCCGGATATTTCCCTAATTACCGGATTGTGTACCCCAATCTATCAAAAGACGGATTTATAAAGATTCAGAAAAGCGAATTAAAAGCGGTTGCCGGTTTTGTAAAAGAGATAGCAAAACGAAACAAAAAAAGCGGTTTTTCACTTCGTACTATTGCCGGAGAAAGTAAGGTTTATTTATCTTATAATGATGCAGACAATAATAGACACAAAGAACTTTGTGTAACATTAGAAAAAGCCGCTTTAATTAATATAAAGTTAGGTTTATTTGCATCAAACGTTATCCCTTTGCTTTCCGGCTGGACTGGTGGCGTATGGCTGGTGGCACCTGATCAGGCGGTGGTCTTTGATGATAAGGCAGCGCGTATCGGTGTGGTTATGCCTGCCTTTATAAATGATTCTATTTACCCGAACTTAAAATGTAATATAAAGGCTTTGGATCGTGCCAAAGTTCCTACCATCCCGGAAAAAGAATCGGTAAGAGAGCCGGAGAAACATTTACCGGCCTTATATGTGGATGTACAAACAAAAACACCGGCTTTTGTCTTTGCTTTGGTAGCTCTGATAGATTTTATTTCCCGTTGGTTTTATCAGGATCAAATAAACAAAGCATTACAGAGGCTAACAATGCTAACCGAACTATCCGGCATTTCTTTACCTGAACTATTGGCCGAACCAGTAAGCGAAGAAACAAACGCGAACAGTCCCGAACCAATAACAGAGGGTGAACCATCACACGCATACACACCCGAACCATTGTATATTGACCGGCCTTTGGTTTTCCCGGTGCCTATCTTCATACATAAACATGAACGAACTACCAACCGAACCATTGTACCCAAACTATTGAATCACCAGTGTATAACATTACTGTTTGTTTCCATAATGCTGCCCGAACTATTACAACGATATGTTTGGGGAACAATCCGATCAAAGGCGAATGAACTATTTGGGGACAATTCCAAACGTTTCCACGATAATGGTAATAATCGAATCAGGGACGGAACAAATGAGGTCTACAAAGCCCGAATTATAACCGTTTCAAACGAATTATTAAATAATCAATGAATCATTATGGAAAAGAATAAACAAACTAAAATAAGTTGTCACCGGAACAAACCGACAACAAAAAGCAAGGTCTATTCTATTAGACTAGATATTGATTTGGTTGATTTTGTCAGGAAACAACCGAACATGAGCAAATTTATTAATGAACTAATCCGTAAAGAGAAAATAATACAAGAATAATTTTTATAAAAATGGAAAGCAAGGAATACAATTTTAAAAAAGTGAAACCATAAAAAACATTTCGACAAATGAATACTTTAAGAGAAGCATTTTTAAAAAAATACCCGAAATATGAGATCATATTGAGAATGTTTGAGGAAGCCACAGGACATCCGGCGACATGGGATAATCTCTCAAAAATCCGTTTACAGGCATTCATCGACTACATGGGTGAACGACTGGCACAAAGTTCAGTCCGCCAGTATGCGGCAAAATTAAAAGCCGTCATGAACCTGTACAATGAAGAAGTTGAACTACCCAACGGATATGTAAAAATTTTAACCATAAGGGATGAAAAGCCTGTTTCGGTGTGGCTAAACGATGAAGAACTTGCAAGACTCACCGAATACAAAGCTAAAGACGGTAATGAACGGCTTGTTCAGGCTCAATTCCTGTTAGGCGCATATTCAGGTGCAAGACATTCGGATTATTGCCGCTTTACTTCAACAAACATTGTGAACGGCTACATCTCCTATGTAAGCCAGAAAACAAAGACACATGCCACCGTACCATTAAAACCTATAGTGGCCGAACTGCTGAAAAAAGTCTGCATAACCCGTGAGTTATCCGATCCAGCTTTCAATGAAATTTTGCGGAGAATCTGCAAGGCATCAGGAATTGTCGCTCCAGTGAAGGTATTCAAGGCTGGAAAAGAAAGAGAAGGTGAGAAATGGGAATTCGTATCAAGCCATACAGCACGCCGGAGTTTTGCGTCAAACTTATATTTACGCGGTGCGGATCTATACAGTATCAGCAAGATGATGGGACATTCAAGCGTTGAAATGACTGCACAGAACTATATATGCTGTGGCCTCCGTGAGCAATCGGCCCAAGTTATGGAATATTTCAAATAAAATAAGCCACGCTAAATTCGACAAAACTATTTTAGCGTGGCTCTCTTATACTATGATAAAATCCTTTCCAGCATCTCAAAGTCTTTTTCCACTTCAGTATTCAGAACTTTAGCATATTGTTGTGTGGTACGTACATTTGTATGACCGAGCATTTTACTCACATTTTCCATCTTAACCCCATTATTCAGGCACATTGTTGCAAATGTATGACGGGCCATGTGAACGGTAAGATTTCTATCAAACCCAGCATAATCAGCAACTATTTTAAGTCGCAAATTGTATTGTTGGTTAGTTATTTTCGGCAAAACGAAATCATATTTCCTCAGAATCTCCATAGCTGGGGAAAGCAGTACAATAAAATAATTTTCATCCGTCTTTACCCGTGCATCCAATATGACATACTTATCCCCACGCTTCTGTAACTCATGTTTAAAGTCAAATTTAGCAAGATCAGCATACGCAATGCCAGTATATGCCTGAAAAACAAAAAGGTCACGGACTCTACAAATCGTTTCCGAATCTATTTGAGCATTTTTCACCTTCTTTAATTCTTCGGCGGTCAAATATTTCCTGATAGCATGTTTGCCACGGGAAAAACGCTCACCCTTATACGGATCTTCTTTTAATAAATCAAACCTCATAGCCTCGTGGATATAACGTTTGTTACGCTTATGATAGTTATATATTGTTGGCTGTGAATAGCCCTTAGAATGTAACCAATCATCATACAATGTGATATTAGCTTTTGTGAGATCAGAAAAATATATTATCCTGTCAAATTCACGTAATGAAGCCGCAAAAGTCCGATGGGAAGCTTTGGTGCTTTCCGTTATATCTCCACGTTCCTCAATTCTTCTTTCTACAAAATCAACATAACTTTCTGATTTATTAGTATATTTTAAAAATCTATCCAGTTTATCAAAATCAAAGGCCTCTTTTTTGTTGATAAGCTCATTGATCCAATTTTGAATAACCCGGATTTGTTCATCTAAACATTGGTTTAACTGAATCATTTCAATCGAATTGATTATTTTCTTTCGATCATCCCATTGGTCAGAATAGACTTTAACGCCGGTGCCAATCCATTTTCTCTTACCTTCGCTCAAAACTTCAATTTGAACGAGTCCCTTGTGTGTTTTCGTTGCAACCTTCTTGCGATCGAAAACGAATCTCATTGTTGGATATTTCATATTTTTTTGAGTTTTGGTATCTATTTTATCATTACAATAAAAAAACGGTATCAGATGGTATCAAGGTAGTATCAAGGCGGTATCGGCAACGGTATCAAAGACGGTATCATAATAGGTAAAAATATCGGTAAAAATCGGTAAATACTAGTAAGATTTTGGTAAATATATACTCAATTTTTATATATTATTTATCTATGATTTATCACCTTAATTACTTGATATACAACAAAAAAGGGAGCAACTTATGTTACTCCCTTTCGCGGTGCGTACGGGACTCGAACCCGTGACCCCATGCGTGACAGGCATGTA